GTTCCTCTTCTGTTAAGTTGAAAAATTCTACCGTCGAACGCACTTTTAAAGACCCTGAAGTTCGGTTTACTTGTGGCATGAAATCTAAGGAGCTTTTGTCTATTTTTGGAAAGATTAAGCATAATGTTCCCAATAGGATTCCTTATGTTTGTAATCGTGACCTTGATTTATTTTTGAAACGTTTAAGAAGTTATTACCCGGATGAAAAATTACGTTACTACGCTGTATCAGAATACGGCCCTATCAGTTTCCGCCCGCATTGGCATTTGTTATTGTTTTCCAATTCCGAACGATTCTCGCAGACTGTTCTCGAAAATGTATCTAAAGCTTGGTCTTACGGATGTTGTGATGCGTCACTCTCGAGAGGATTCGCAGCTCCGTATGTTGCGTCGTATGTTAATAGTTTTGTCGCTTTACCCGACTTTTATACTCAGATGCCAAAAGTGGTGCGACCTAAATCCTTCCATTCCATTGGATTTACAGAATCAAATCTCTTTCCTCGAAAGGTACGAATTGCCGAAATTGACCAAGTTGCCGATAAGTGCCTTAATGGAGTCCGCATTGAGCGCGATGGATATTTTCGCACAATTAAACCTTCTTGGCCGTATCTCCTTCGATTATTCCCCCGATTTTCGGACCCTATTTGTAAATCTCCATCGAGTATTTACCAGTTACTTCATGCTGCGTTCACAGCGCCCGAACGAGTCATTCGTAGCGGATGCGGTGATTTAGCGTTGGATCCTTTTAATCCTAAGCCTCTTTCTAAACAGAGCATGTTGTCTTTTTGTAAGCAATACTTAAATTATGTAGATAATTATGGAAAAAGAAATGATGAACGAAATGTTCTCTTACCTAAAGAACATTTACCGCATAGTGATATTCTTGTTTTGTCTGAATGTCGTTTGTATGACGGTGCTAATTTGGACCCGCATTTTCGTTTATCCCGCTGCTATCGATTCTTTCTCTCGATGTCTAAATTCTTTCGGACATATTATGATGAGCTCGGAGCAAACTTCTATCCAGAATCCGAGCGATATGCCGGCTGCTTTGCGTGTCGAGACAAAACTTTCCGAATCCTCTCGGAATCAATAGTTTCTTTTTGGAATCGTTATGACTATAATCGTTTGGTTGATTTTTATCAGACTCTTGAGGATTCTAATGATAAAGATTTGGTTGATTTTGAACTTCGTAACTATTCCTTTCGTTATAATAAAATTGACTTTGGTAAGAAAGCGGAACCAGAATATAAAATTCTTCCTCTTGTTCGTCGTTTGGCTGCTGTTGCATTGACGAAATGTAGAGATAAGGTTAAACACAAGAAGAGTAATGATTTGTTTGGTATTTTTTCTTATCATGACTGATAATGTTTAATTTTAAAATGTTTTTTATGGCTTCTTATACTGGAATGTCCAATCTCCAGAATCATCCTCACCGTTCTGGATTTGATATTGGACGTAAAAATGCGTTTACCGCAAAGGTTGGTGAGCTTCTTCCAGTCTACTGGGATATTTCTATGCCTGGAGATAAGTACAAGTTCAACGTTGAGTATTTTACTCGTACTCAGCCCGTTGAAACTTCTGCTTATACCCGACTGCGTGAATACTTTGATTTCTATGCTGTTCCGTTGCGCCTTCTTTGGAAGTCCGCACCTTCTGTGTTGACACAAATGCAGGATATTAATCAGATTCAAGCTTTGTCTTTTACTCGGAATTTGTCTCTTGGTACTTATCTTCCTTCTTTGGGCCTTTCCCAATTTTCGAAGGTTCTTTATTACTTGAATGGTGGAACTTATACCCCTGGTACTTCGTCTTATTTGCACAATTCGTTTGGATTTAATCGTGCTGATTTATCCTTTAAATTGTTGAGTTATCTTGGTTATGGAAATATTGTTAAGGAAGCTCCTTCTTCGGGTTCCCGTTGGTGGTCTACTATTTTGAAATATGCTGATAATAGTTCTTATACTCAGCAGTATATTCATAATATTGTTGTAAACATTTTCCCTCTTTTGGCTTATCAAAAGATTTATCAGGATTTTTTCCGTTGGTCTCAATGGGAGAATGCTAATCCATCTTCTTATAATGTGGATTATTTTTCTGGTACTGCTCCTTACCTTATTTATGATTCAAATATTCCTACTACTGGTTCTGATTATTGGAAATCCGATACAATGTTTGACCTCAAATATTGTAATTGGAACAAAGACATGTTGATGGGTGTTCTTCCGAATTCCCAGTTTGGTGACGTTGCTGTAATTAATCTTGAGATGCCTGGTGGTGATTTGAAAGCCGGTTTTAAAACTACTGACGGTAAATTTATTCCTGCGGTTACGAATGCTCCTTTAACTACTGCTAACAGTTCTTCTGGTTTGAGCGCTCCTGGCGTTACTTCCGGTTCTACTGTGGCCCTCAAATCTCCTTTGATTTCTGATTTGTCTGCTTTGCAGTCTCAATTTTCAGTTCTTGCGCTTCGTCAAGCTGAAGCTCTTCAACGTTGGAAAGAAATCAGTCAATCTGGAGATAGTGACTATCGTGAACAGATTCATAAACATTTTGGTGTGAAACTTCCCCAGGCTCTTTCCAATCTGTGTACCTATATCGGTGGTATTTCTCGTAACCTTGATATCAGTGAAGTTGTGAACAATAACCTTGCTGCTGAAGGTGATACTGCTGTCATTGCTGGTAAAGGAGTTGGTGCTGGTAACGGTTCTTTCACTTATACTACTGATGAGCATTGTGTCGTTATGTGTCTTTATCATGCCGTTCCTTTGCTCGATTATACAATTACTGGTCAAGACGGTCAGTTACTTGTAACTGATGCTGAATCTCTTCCGATTCCTGAATTTGACAATATCGGTATGGAAGCTCTTCCTATGATTCAGATTTTCAATTCTCCAAAGGCTTCTATTGTCAATTTGTTCAATGCTGGTTATAATCCCCGTTATTTTAATTGGAAAACGAAGCTTGATGTTATTAACGGTGCGTTTACCACTTCTCTCAAGTCTTGGGTTTCTCCTGTTTCCGAATCTCTTCTTTCTGGATGGTTCGGCTTTGGCTATGAAGAAGGTGATGTCAATCAGAATAATAAGGTTGTCTTGAACTATAAGTTCTTTAAGGTGAATCCTTCTGTTCTTGACCCTATTTTTGGTGTTGCTGCTGATTCTACTTGGGATACTGACCAATTATTGATTAATTCTTATATTGGTTGCTATGTTGCCCGCAATTTGTCTCGTGATGGTGTACCTTATTAATTTTTGTTTTGATTATGATAGGAAAATTTAATTCTTTGGAATGTCTGGAACAAGGTTCTGGGCTCATCCCTAATGTTGTGCCTGATGCTTTTGCAGTTGCTCCTGAGTTTGATTGTACTGAAGAGCTTCGTGTAGAAATTGATGATTCTGATGAATCTCGTCCGGTGCGTTACACTTCTGATGTTCGTTTGATTCTTCATACTAAGGATTTGGCTTCTCGTGCTGGTCTTGCTGTTGCTTCTAAGTTTGGTCAAAGTAAACAATCTGCTTCTCAGATTCAGCAGATTATGGATAAAATGTCTGATGATGACCTTTTGGCAACGGTTCGCTCCCGGCATATTCAAGCTCCTTCTGAAATTATTGCTTGGTCTAAAGAGTTGTCAGCTTATGCTGAGCATCTTGAGTCTCAGGCTCAAGAATTGATTGATGCTGAAATCGCTAAACAAGAAGCAGAAAAAGCGGTCGCTGCTCCCGCTAAAGCTGTTTCCTCTGAATAATGGGCTTACTTGGTTCAATCGCTGGTGGTCTCCTTAATCTTGGTTCTTCTGCTGTTCAGAATTCGCAGAATAGGCAAAATGTCCAGGAGACCAACCAGATGAATTACAAGATTAATCAGATGAATAACCAGTTCAACGAACGTATGGCAATACAGCAGCGTAATTGGCAGGAGAATATGTGGAATAAGGAGAACGCTTATAACACTGCTTCTGCTCAACGTCAACGTCTCGAGGAAGCTGGTTTGAACCCTTATTTGATGATGAACGGAGGTTCAG